CCTCTCGCGGCATCGGCGGTTGAAGTCCTAAATCCTTCATGTCCTCAATGATGCCATCCAGGAGCACTGAGAATTCCTTTGTATCGTAGGTGGATGAACCGTAGTAGCAAAGCAGTTGAACTGCTTTTCTGCCGTTCACATCGACCTCACCGACAACCTCCGTCTCTCTCCATAGTCTTTTGAAAGTTTCAACCGCTTTTTCGTCCATAAGTACATAGCTGAACTTTCCATACTTTTTGAGTGCTTCGTGATATACTTCCCACTTGTCGCGCGGCGGCCGGAATGATTTTGCCATTTCTCCAAGGCAATGCCACAAAAGAGCGTTTGCATCGAGGCTTCTTTTTCTGGTCTTCCTCACGATCTTGATTGACAGATCCTTGTCTTTCAGATCATCGATGCCGTAAAGGCTTTCATTGACTGCCAACTGCAGGACCGGCTTTGAAGTCTCAAAATCGCGGCTTATGCCGGTGAGTCTTCCGGTGAAATTCATTTCTTTTTCTCCATGCACTTGTTGTATACAGCCTTAACCGCTGCATCACTCATCGTCTCAAGGCTCTGCGACTGTACTGCGCTCAGAAGTGCTTCCCTCATCTTTCCTTCGGGATAGTGCTTACCGACAACCGCAAGCATCTCTTCCCTCGTGGGATAAGCGGGCTGACCTGTGCGATCAATGGCCGGGTCACGCTGATTCATGATCGCGTTCGCCACTTCTTCAGCACTTGCCATGCTTCCATCGATCCCGATCCCGGCGAAGCCAAGCGCCCTTCCGACCGCGGACGTTTCGCAGTTCTCGATGTAAGATGTCTTGTTGATAAAGGAGCTAGACTCCTTTTCCTGCGCAAATCCCGTTGCGATCACATTCCCCGCTTCGTCCGCAACCTCTGCCATCATTGTCACTATCCCGTTCTCAATGCAGACGATCTTAGTTGTGATCCGTCCCGCCGGGCAGATGCTCCTGAAGGCCTTGACTCTCTCATTGACCATGACATAGTGTGTGGTCTTTTTCCCTTTTTCAATTCCTACAGTATTCAGCGCCTTGTTCGCCTCCGCGATGCTTTCCTTCGTAAACATTTTGACCTCCTTAATACCCGTATTTTTGAGCCTCAACATAGCTATCTACTGAATGCCTGTCCGCACAATCAAGGTGAAACGTAATATCGCCAATTTGGTAGTAATAATCATCAACGATCCGCTCGCCACATATATCACAGACCGGGCAGAGCTTCTCATATGCCGCTTCTTCCGCGTCGTGCCTGTTAAAATCTTCAATCGGATCAGGGCCTCTCATTGCGCCACCTCACTTATCACGGGTTTCTGTTCGCAATACATATCCTCCTTTTTTACGCCTCTGAGCTCCTCGCCTTTATTCGCCGTCCAATACCACGCGGTCACCTTGTCATACATGGCATCATCCGGATCTGTAATTACATCGATTGAAACGCTGTTAAAATAAAAGTCATAGTATCCGTTGTCCCTCATGTAATCCTTGACCTGTTGCCCAACTTCGTAGAGATAATCGAGCAGTTGCTGTTCTCTTTCTTGCACCATAGATCTTTACCTCCTTATTCTTTGATTAATGATGTGTATGCGAACACCAGTGCCACGATGATCCACACGGCCAGTGCTCTCTTTGAATCCAGTGCGGAATCAATCCCGCAGCCCATAAGGGCAAAACTGATAAATAATACTGCGTTTCTCATAGTTCCCCTTTCTTAATAAGATTTCGCAGTTTGCATCCGACTGCATCTCTGGACCTGTTTGGAAAATATTCGGCAATTTCTCTGCGGCTGATCCCGCTCATATGCAACTGCTTGAGTTTTTTTATTTCCTCGTAAGTCCACGCATTCTCGAGATTTTCGTTCCTTGATTTGTATGCCCTTTCCCGCTGTTTGTCAGTGATGCATTCCAGTGACATCCTGCAGGAATTCTCCGAATCAGTTTCCACTCTTACCGGAAGTGTTGGCGCCGGGGCATTCGGCAGATTTTGCTTTTTCACATAAGCTTTTGATTTCATCAGCTATCCTTTTGTTCTTCATTTCCTGTGTTTCGTATTCACTGCATCTTCCTCTGCGCTCGATGCAGATGGGGTAATAGAGGCAGTCTTCGCAGGGGTTCATGATTCAATCTCTCCTTCCACTTACGTAAGTTCATCAGCAAAAAAAATGGGCATAGGGTCATCAATCTCAAGGATCGTGATGATTTTCCCGATCTCTTCCCTTGTGAAATGCCCAGAGTCAATTTTGCGATAAAGATTTGTGTAAGACATTCCCAGCTCTTTCGCCAGTTCGTACTTTCGCATGTTCTTGCGTGCAAGCTGTGCATTAAATTCGTTTTTGTTGAACACGTTTTCACCTCCTTCCTTGCATCAACGTAAGTTCATTGTACTACTTGCGTATGTAATAGTCAATACGTAAGTCGTAATATTATTATACGATTCTGCAATGTTCGAGCGCATAAAAAATGACCCGCCGGCTAGGGGAAAGCACAGCGGATCATGATCTATGGCGCATCTTTATGATATATGGAAGGACATAAAAATGCAAACAGCAATTTATATGAGAGTGAGCACAGCCCAGCAGGTTCCGGTTACCCACCATAAAAAAGAGAAGGCATCAAGCCTCCTCTTTCTAATCATTGATAAATCTTATTCATAACTCCATCATACAATCTTGGATGCATGACATGCAGTGTGGACATTAATTCGTCCATTACTGCCATTACAGCGTCCTGGTCCCTTCCATGGATCAGCTGTGCGAATTCGCTTTCTCCCTCATATGTTATTCCCGGATCAGAGCCGGATATCGAATATGGTTCGGTCTCCACTGGGCGCGTTTCCCGCTCAGCTCCTTTGTCATAAAGATGGTCCTGTATGATATAGTATGCCGCAAGCTTGATGCAGGTCTGAGCATTGGGATTCTTTTGCCCCTGCATCTCGGCTATGGCTTCCCGCAGATCCTCGTCTCGTATCACAGGAAGCCACCTCCTTTACCTCTGCTCCAGCTTGGTGATCAGCTTGTGGAATTCTCTTCTGGTCGGTTCGTCAGGCGCTCTGTCCATCAGATCGCGCAGCTCTTCCACCATACCATCATCATAAGACATTCCTCCGCGTCTGGAAGTGTAACGGCCCATACTGTCACGCCTGCGGGCATATGAATCTCTATTCCCATAGCTTCTGCCGTAGTGGGGCATGTAATAGCCGGACTCACCATCATCCTCTGCCTCCATCATGGCGATAGTTGTCTTGACAGACTTAATGGCATGAGTAAGACGGTCAATATAATCAAGGTCACCCGTAGTCAGTTTCCCGCCTGCTCTCTTGATCTTCTCATTCGCCTCTCCCAGCTCACGGGAAAGGGTTTCGCACGTTTCATGCAGATCCTTTAAATAATCCATACTTTCTCCTTTCCCATCATGCGATGCGATTAATAACTATATTTGCGTTCTGCAGATTGATCACCGGCGCGGGTGTCACTGTCGGATCATCAGATGCCGGCACATGCCGGAGGGACAGCGTGAAGCAGCACCCTCTCGGGACCGTGATTATCGCAGTGCTTGTGACATTGCCATAGTTGGCATCACCAGCCGCCGCCGGAACATAGATCGCCCTGCTTGTCATTCTCGGCTCTCCATTAACGGAAAGGGCCACCGCGATCGGGCCGGCAGTGCCGCCTTCCGGAATCGCGATGTTGCCATTGAAAGTGGCCTGGTACCGTGCAAAACAGTTATTAGTATTCCCACGCAGAATAAAGATCCCCGTCTCGTCCTCATGGTAGACATTCCCACGGTTGCAAGGGATGGATGCAGTAAAGATTGCCGGCTGATTCAACGAAACTGCCTGCACATCATTCGCAAGATATTCCGCCATGTTCACACCTCCTTATGCACCGCAGCCACAGCCGCCGCCCTGGCATGTAAAGATGGGTGTGTTCCCATAGACCGGCATACTGGGAACAGGGCAGTTCTTAAGGCGGTTATAAACTCCGTCGATCTCCGCAGACTGGCCTGCAAGGATCTGAGCGGTCTGAGCCGTCTGAGATGCCTGCATCGTTGCCATGTTCAGCTGATTCTGAAGACCGAGATTCTCCCTCTGTGCCTGTGCGAGCTGGCCCTTTACTCCGTCAAGCTCAAGAGCGCAGAGCTTGTCCAGGATCGCCTGTGTGCCTCTTGTCTGAGCATCGATAATGTCCCTTGTGTTCTGCATCGCTGCAGTTCTGTCTGCGCAGTTTTCAGTGGCTACAGTGTACTTAAGATCAGCTGTTGCCGCTCTGTTATCGCAGCAGCACTGAGCAAGCTGTGCCTGCAGTGCGGTCATTCCTGCGGTCTGTGCAGTCTGAGCCGCGAAGGATCTCTCCATGTCTGCGATCTGATTGGCGTACATCTGCGAAGAGATTGCATTCTGAGCGCCATTAATTGAAGCGTTCACACCGGCGAAGCCACCACAAAGAGCTGTCTGCACATCTCCGAATCCGCTTGTGATGCTGTTCTGGATGCCACTGATCTGCGTATTGAGCATCTGATCGCGGAATCCTCCGTTGATGTTCTGAGAATTATTCAGCCAAGGATACAGACCATCGCCGCCAAATCCTCCACCCATTCCCCAGGCTCCGTTTCCAAGGAGAATGAAGAGAAGCAAGATCCACCAGCCATTTCCATCGCCAAATCCGAATCCATTGCCGCCTCCGTTTACCGGCGCGACCTGCATCACCATATTGTCATCTGTTAAAGCCATAAAAAATAAACCTCCGATAATTTTTGTCGGTTAGGAGCACCCTCTTGATTGAGTGCCCGTGTATCATCATCCGTCATGCGTGCCTAACGGATTTTTTACTTACCCAACGCGTTAGACGTGTTAAGTTAAATTTTTTAACGCATTTTTGCGTTAAAATCTGCCGCCAAACAGCCTTTGGAACTGCTGAGCCATTTGGACAGCCTGGTTATACTGTTGCTGACTTACTCTTCCTGAGTTAAGAAGCTGCTGCACCTGTTGCTGCGGATCACCATGAAAGTTCTGCCGGAACTGCTGAAACCTTTGAAGCATTCCATTGGTGCCGCCTTGGTTATTCTGCATTTCGTTGTACAGCTGATTCATTCGGCCCTCCCTTCAAACGTGCCTTGATTTGCTCCAATTCTGCCCTCAGAGCGTCCATTTCGTCCTTTGTGGCAAAATCCCCCACGGGATTAGAAAAGACGCCATTATGGGCTTTCTGATCGCGTATAGTGTAATCCAGCACTCTCATACTCGGGAGGCCGGTAGCATCTGCAGACTTCAAATATATCGATTGTGACTCTGAATCAAACAGAACCACAGTGGTATTGGGCGCTACAAGATAACTCTTTGCTCCGCTCTCCCCTTGAACCCATATCATAGCGTTATTCCCTTGATTTTGGGGCATTTGGGGCTGATAAGTCGGTTGTGCATACATTTGTGGGTACGTCATGGGAAAACCGTTATTAAACGCCATTTATGATTCCTCCGTTCTGTGGTATAATTATTGTTGACGGATAGGGTAGCTCCCGAAAGCCGCAAGCCTTAGCGGTTTCCGTCATTTACAATACAAGGCATAGTTCACTTGAAAGGCAGGTGTTATTTTTATGCAAGAAATCTGGAAAGACATTGACGGATACAATGGCAGGTATAAAGTAAGTAATTTGGGTAGAGTGAAAAGTTTCGCCAGACCATATAAAACGAACGATGGGAAACTTTTATCCGCCGCTAGCACGCGCGGTTATATGTATGTTTGCTTAACTGCCAAAAATGGCAAGCAAAAATCAGAGCCTATTCACAGATTAGTCGCAAAGGCTTTTGTTCCAAATCCGAACAATTATAAAGAGATAAACCATAAGGACGAGGACAAAAGTAACAACACAGCTACTAATCTTGAATGGTGTACAAGGGAATACAACATGTCATACGGAACCGCTCGCGTGCGCCAAGGTGTTTCGATGGGAAAGCCAGTCGAACAATTGATCAATGGAAATATTGTTATTGCGACTTACGCTTCCGCCGAAGTCGCTTCAAAGTTGCTCAACATTGACCCTTCAAGTATCCATAAATGCTGTGTAAATAAGCGAGTATATGCAGGTGGATACATGTGGCGTTACTTAAATAGCAATGGTCACGTTTCCCAGAAATACGCGACAACCTCATTGCCAGAATCCCACGAATCATAGTAATCACCATCAATGGCGGCTACGGCATGATTCCCTGTCCCTATCACATAAACGCCTTTGTTGTACTCCTCACAAAACTGCCTTATTGTCATACAATTTGGGCACGTTGTGGGGAGTATTCTTTTTTCAAATCCTCTTCTTCTGAGTACCTCGCCCCACACTGCGTTTGACGAAGGCATTTCACACGCCCTTAATCCTTCTGCAACAAGGATCAAATACGCATCTTCCCATTTAAGGTTTAATGCCTTGCTCAACGCCCTAACGGTACAATCCCCGACAGATTTACCACAGGGGTTCGGCTGATAATATTGGTACATAGAAAAATCCCCTTCCTACCTAAAAATTCTAGGTAAAAAGAGGATTGTTCGGAATGAAGCCTTCGGGCATCTTCCGTGCAATTTAATAGGGACGGCGCCGAAGCACCGCCCCATCTTGAAAAGGAGGGTAAAATGAAGAAACTTGTCGCCTATATATGCCGAAATAGTTCATCTTCCCGTCGATAAACTATGTTCTTTACTTGTCTGACAGATAAATCAAATTCTTCTGCCAGACGGTCATAAGTGATTCCGTCAATCAGACGCCTTTTAAGCAGTTTCCGGTCACGTTCTGAATGGATGTATTCATCAATGATTCCTGAAATCTGACTGTTTGTGTATTCCTTAGTTTGCCCTTGGCAAAAATTGTCCTTTTTCATTTCTGTCGGGAAGCCTCTGTCCCCACATAACTATTATAGCATATTAGGTTGGATTTTACCTCTTTTTTACTACTCCGTCACCGCCACAGCGAGGGCATCTTTTCATGCCTTTACCGATCTTGCGTTTTCTGGTCTTCGTCTTGACCGTCTGTCTCACATGTGCCATTTATATGTACTCCGTCATTGATTGAGGCGTCTCCACCGTTCACAGTATCAATATCCCGCGTGACAACTGTTTCCGCTGTCTCCCACTGGTTTTCGAAGTGAATCCATGCAATGTTTGTACCGACAAGCAGGACAATGAGCAGGATACAAAGAATCCATAGCCGCCTGTTTGCTCGTTCCATTTTTGCCACGATTCCTTCGTGTGCAAAATAAGGTATCATTTTCTCGTTTTCCATACGCACCCCCTGTGATATAATAACGAGTGGGAAGAAGGTTGGCGTGATACTTCTGCATTCTGCGGGGCACGCCACCATTTTTTTATGCTGAAAAACATATACTAGCAGTGATGCTTCTCTCCAGTCCTATTATACCACATCATCCGTTGATAAGCGCGCCCCACGTCTTCTCGCCGACCTCGCCGTCAGCTTCCAGATGGTTAGCCTTCTGGTATGCCTTCACGGCCGCCTCTGTCGCCGGTCCAAAGTCACCATCCACAGACAGCTTGTATCCTTTGCTGTTAAGGATCTGCTGTAATTTTTTTACGGCATCGCCCTTACTGCCCTTTTTGATAAGCGGCATATCCGCCGCCGTGATCTTGCCCGTGATAAGATCGTACCTCGGTCTGCCGTATCCTATGATAGAGGGGGAACTTGTGGAGTAACTCCCGCGTCTTACTTCGTCAGCCTTGTTGCCCTCGATGGTGTGTACTGTCCCGCTTTCTACTGACGTTACGATTCCCGTGTGACCGCTCCCGCCGAAGAATATCTGATCGCCTCTTGACGGCGTTTTTGCCCATCTTCCCGCCTTTTTGTACAAGGCTACGGAATTGTAGGTGTAGTCGTCAAAATCCCCGCAGAGCACCATTCTCGCGGTTTCTGCGCCCTTTCCGAAGTGCTCGCAGGTCTTGAGAATAACAAAATCTACAAAGGCATCGCACCAGGGGGCGTTAGCGTCCATATTAGACGGCTGAATGGCGTGCATGGTATCCCCGAAGATTGTCTTGTTGTTCGCGCCCTCATGGTATCCGACATAGGACTCCGCAAGTGAGATGGCGTAATCAATCGGGTCTTCGGTCGGCTTTGCGGCGGGCTGTGAAACAGGGGCATCAAACTGCGTCAGGTTGTACAGATTAATGAGGTTCATGACGTGATCCACATACTGTTTGCCCGTTGCATATCCGTCTGCGATGATATTTTCGAGGTACTTTCTCGGACTTGTGACGCCCTTGAGATTGGAGTATCTGGGCAACTGGATAAACTCGAAGTATCCCTTCACGCCCTGCTCCATGCTGTCATAGACGCGGAAGTTGGCAGAGATCGTTGTCATTGTCCCGGCAGAATACTCTTCCTGCGTCTTCATGTTGACGCTCTTGCCTTTCCATGCAGTCCCACATTTCAGTCCAAAATAATTGTGATACTTAGCCGCCAGTTTGGACTCTCCCCATCCGCTCTCATGGATCGCCTGGGCGATGACCGGGCTATACACTTTGATGCCGTATTGAGGAGCATATTTGCGAACATAATTGGCAATATCAATCACAAACTCCCGCCTCGATGCAGAGATGTCATTGAGTTTGCCGCTGACTTTGGTAATACTTCCGGACGACTTGACCTCAGTCGCATATCCGTCATTATCGAATGAATATGTCTTTCCGTCAATCGTTGCCGTCCTATTCCGGTAGCACACGCCCTGCACATGGGTCTTGTCGCTGAGCGGCTCAAGATAGCATTTTCTACCCTTATAAGTGACCCATCCTGTCAGCATACGCCCATCGTCACCGAGGCAGTACCATTCTCCATCGTCATAGAGCCATCCTGTTTTCATGGCGCCCGTCTTCGGGTCTAAGTAATACCATCCTGTCTTCCCATCCTTGGTAGACCACTGCCACCCAGTCAGCATTGCGCCAGTTTTGGGATCAAGCAGGAACCAGTCTTCTTTGCCGTCTCCCCACGGCAGTTTATTCCAACCTGTCTTCATCGCTCCAGTCTTGAAGTCAAAGAAGAACCACGATTCACCGCCCGACCATTTGAGTTCTTTCCATCCTGTCTGCATCCAACCGTCGGAATCGAAGTAAAACCAGTCTTTGCCGCCGCTCCACGGAAGAAGCGCCCATCCAGTCGCATAAGAGCCGTCGGCATATTGATACCACCATCCCTTACTACCTTGTTTCCATTCGCCTGTCATTTCTGTACTGCCTTTCCCCGAATACGGGACTGCTTTGCTGATTGTTTTATCACCCTGTCGGAAAACAATCTTTCCTTCTGCCGCCGTGATATGGATGGGAGCATTCTGCATCCACACGGGGATGCCCTGCTGTACAACCCGTCTCGCTCCGTACATTGTAAAATCAGTCGTGCCCGCACCGTTCCGCTCAACATTTGTTTCCCACGCCACAACGCACCCTGCCGCCTTTAGTGCCTCTGCATTAGACTGGGAACAGTTGTTACCATGATGGGAAATGTCGTAACCGCTGACCTTTGCACCAAAGGAAGCAATCGCCTCTTTTATGTTGGTCGGACCATCGCCGCCCAAAAGCAACTGTGTTTCGGGAGACCAGAGAACAAGCGATCCGTCATTGACAAATGCCCATCCGTTTTCCTCATCCTCTTGAAACTCTGACGGCTGTTTTCTCCACGCTCTGAACGACACATCGCCGCATTTGATCGTTGCCCCCTTGTCTAGCCACAACACCCTCGTGCCGTAACTCTGCATTTTGCGGACGAACTTGTAGGCGTTGTCCATATCCTCTTTGACCGCCCGCCCATTGGCTGAGCCATCACAGCCATGCTTGAGGGTCAGCGGGTCATACATATAGAGCAGTTTGATTTTGAATTTTTGCGCAATCTGCAACAGTCCGTTGTAATGGTCGTAGTGAATGTGGGAAAGTACTACTGTATCAATGACCTCTACTTTCTCACTGGAAAGCCACGACATGAGGTTATTAGTCGGCTCACCGCCCTCGAATCCATCAAAGAGCATGGTCTGACCGTTACACATCATGCCGATGCCGTCACCCTTGCGAGTCTCACGTCCTGACAGTGTGATCTTTGGCACATAAGCCTTAAACATTTGCACCACCGTCCTTGCGATACTCGGAGTTGGAGATATGCAGGCAGGCGCCAAGGAGCGCATCAACCGCCATGATCGTGGCAGGGATTTCAGCGCCATACGGCAATCCCCATATCTTACTGCAAGCAGTATAAAAAACCGCAAGCGCGGGCAGGATTGTCAGCGCAATTTCCTTTAACACGTCATACACTTCATTACTCATCTTGAACATGATCAAAGTCCCCCTTTCGTGAGAATATAAGTAACAGCGGCAGTAGCAACCATTGCAATGATTGAGTAAACCAATTTATCCCAGTTATCAGCAGGCTTTTTCTCAATGTCTGTAAGCCGCTTTCCCTGTTCTTCCTGTTCCTTTTGCATTGCCTGCATCGTTACGACCATCGCCTTAATTGATGCCGCCATATCTGCGATTTGGTCGGTGATTGTTTCCAGTTTGTCTATCCTGTGATTTTGGCGGTTGTTTTCGTCATCAATCCGCTTTTGACGTTCGTCGTATTCGTAGCGGGTGATGTAGTCTTTATCATCCATTGGCGGTATTCCTCTTGTGAGAGAGCAGACGAATCTGCCCTCTGGTTAATAGTGCTTTAAAAATCAGTAACGGCAACAAATGAGTTGTCCGAAACTTCCAAACCGTTAAGGTTTCAATTTTCTGTCACCTCTGCTTACTCTTCCACCTCTTCGGGTTCGTACAAGGTATCGAAATGCCTGTTCTCGATGATGTTGCCGTCCTCGTCTGTAAGAGTAAGTGCAATCCCTGTGAACTGAGTGGATGTAACTGCCTTGCTTGCTCTGTCATAGTAGAGAGCAAGTCCTGTGGCAAGAGATGACCGTGCAGTTACGGATGAGTTGATGAGTCCATCGGGACGTTTGTCGAGTTCTGTTAAAAATGTGTACATAAGTTTTATTCCTTTCCTATGATGTAGGAGCCCATATAGCTATCCATTTGTATGTCTGACCTGACTTGCACATATAGACGTTGCTGTTAAAGTTTGGTGTAAAACCACTGCTAGTTACCTGTGTTGTGGTATTTGATAGGGTAACGGAACCCAATGACGTTGATGCGCTCGATCCTCCCACTCTCGCCCACTGATATGCCCCGACTTGTTGTGATGTGCTACTCGTTTTAAGCTTAGTTCCAAATAGTTTTTCGTAATCAAAAAAACCGTATTGCGTGCCCGCCTTTGTGCCAACGTAGCTTGTGCTTACGTCCATGAGCACTATGATAGACGGAGCAGATGTATGACTGTTTGTAAAGCTGATATACGGGTTACCATCTGCCGCCGCTGTGTATGTGCCTGTTTCGTATTCAAGACCACTTCCACTGCCGCCATACCCACTCGCAAGAGTATGTACTGCATCACTTAGAGTTGTATCCGATGCCCCTGTGACCTCATTAGCGTAAGTGGTCAAGGTATTGATGCTATCTGTTAAAGGTGTACTCATTTAAATCACCCCCAATGCCGTAAGTGCGCTTGAATAGTCAGCATACACATCATCAAGTCTGCCTTTGTCCTGTGCGCTCATTGCACCTGCTTTTGAAGTCGTGGCAAGGTCTGTGAACTGCACATAATCCGTAAGGTCAGGAGTAGTGCCGTCCATCACATCCGCAGAATGTTCTCCGTCTGCATCCGTTATAGCAATCCTGTGACCGCCTGTGATGGGAGTTATGGTGACTGTAGGGGAATAGCCGTCAGCACCAGTGTCACCCTTTGCGCCTTGAATACCTTGCGCACCTGTCGCACCAGTATCGCCCTTGTCTCCCTTATCGCCTTTATCGCCTTTGTCACCTTTAGCACCTTGTATTCCCTGTTCGCCTTGAATACCCTGTGCACCAGTATCGCCCTTGTCACCTTTATCGCCACGTTCGCCCTGTGCGCCTGTCGCACCTTTCGGGATTCCAAACTCAAGATGGACAACCCCTTCGGATTCTGTCTTGGTGACTGTTGCGGATTCGCCCTCTGCCAGTGTGGTAGCAGATACGGACATGTCCTCAATCGCCTGTTCAGCATCTTCGGCACGGTCTACCGCATCGTTAAGGCTTGCGATAACTTGGTCAATGACAGACTGTTCCTCGGGAGTAGGCTGTTCATTCGTCCTGTCGGGTCTGACTTTATTCGGGATACGGAACTTGTACACCGTGCGTCCAAAGTCAGCACCCACATGATACAGAAAAGCAAAGATGTCTTTCCCTGTGTCGATAAACTGTCTAGGGATAAGCACACCGTCAGCGTTTCCAATCATGGTCACGGATGTTCCACTGGATTCGGAATTGGAAAAGTCAACTTGATAGGTTTCGGGCAGTTCCACGCCCTCAATCTGCAAGTACAGACCATAATCCTCTTTGACGATTGGAGCGGTCACGGTATAGCGTCCGTTGCTTACCACTCCTTTAATGATCTTGGAAGTATCCATACATTAGTCCTCCAAAACTGCTACTCGTGCGAGTAAGGAATTTAATCGTTCCTTTGATAGCCAGTGCCACCAGTGAAAGCTCTGCGTATGCGCCGTAGGTTGTGATAACCTGCTGATCGGGAGTTGTCTCTGTATGCGCTACGGGTTCGCCCGTGATCTGTACACCGACCTTATCGGGACGGATAATCGTCAGTGTGACTCCCGCAGTCTGCCCGACATCGTAAATTCCGCTTCTGTTGCGAATGACCGCAGACACATACCTTGTGTTGCTATCCAACTGAATAGCCTTGATTGTTGACGGTGTAGTGTCATGATCGTACAGGTCGAGGATTATTGTTGTTTCAATGTTCGTCAAAGACATTTACAATTACCCCCTTAGATAATAATTAGATACCTGTTCGGCAATAAAATCGCCCATCTGCTCATATTGGTCGGCGTTTCGCATGTGCGCCCAGTTTCCGCCACCGCCACTATAGTCAGACCAACTGTCCAATACAGTGCATCCATACCATGACGCATATCCGACATTGAGAGCCTGACATATAGGTTTGACTTGCTCGTCAAAATCGTTGAGCGTCCATCCCGACGATGACTGAGCCGTGTAAGGCTGATTGGTTGAGGTGTACGGAGTTACTTGAATCACCACAATCTTGCAGGACGGATTGGCACCCTTGATGTATTCGATGATTTCTCTAATTGCTCCGCAGATAGTTCCATCACCTGCTTCGGAAGATGATGTTCCCATTTGTGCGGGGCCGTCATTTCTTCCGCCCGCAATCGTGATGATGTTAGCATTGGAAATGTCCTTGCTTCTAATCCAGTCAATCATCTTTGGAACACTTCCGCTCGCGGCTGTGTACATCATCCCGCCAATGCCATTGTTGCTGTACTGACTGCATCTCAGTTTGTCCCTTATCCTGTCGGGAATCCTTGTGCCGTAAGGTGCCTGAGTGACAACAGGATTTTCGGCAGTTCCATTCCACAGAGCGCCCCACGTAAGGGAATCACCGAAAGCAAGATAAGAAATGTTTTGTATGTTATAGGTTTTTCCTGTTAGGCGCCGTTATCCATCCTCCACGAATTCCACAACCATTCTCGCAGAGACCACTTTGCCTCTTGCCGCTGTGACATTCCGTGCGCGTAAATAAATAATATCGTTTCTAGTGACCGACATTGCGTATGTCGCTATATCGCATGTCCTGTCCGTAGTGATTCCTACTGCAAACCGCGCATCTGACGTGTAAACCCATCCGCCGCGATAACGTCCGATGCATGCCTGCACCACATCGCCCCCTACAACATTGCTGATACCGCAGGACGCAGACACCAAAACAGTTCCGCTTCTTAATGCGCGATAACCGCCGTCACTCATGGCTTCAAACGAACTTCCCACAACTGTGCTGTCACCAATCGGAACGATTCCAAAATCAATAGTGAGTGACTTCTCCGTATTTGCGTAGCCTGCCGCTATATTTCTCTGCCGCATTGTTGACACAAACTTTGCACTCGGAATGTTTACTACATCCACAAGGCGATCAACGGATGTGATGTTGATCCCATCGATGTTCACTTTGTACAAAGGAAAATCGACAGGAGAATCACCGTCTGCTATGAGCCCCGATGTATGAGCGGGAACTGCGGGATTGGACGCCGCTGACGTGCCCTTAATAACCGCAAGCTCCATGTTCTCGACTGCCGTGCCGGAATCTCTCGTATACCTTGCCACGATCAAGTCAATCCTCTTCTTGCCCTGCTCGCCGTTCTCGATAACAAGCGAATCATTTGTGCCCCTCGGTATCTCCGCCGTACATCCCTCACACACGATCATTCCGTCTGAGATTTCAACAAGGTTTGCAGATACAACCGTTGCGGCAAGTTCGGAATTAATGCCGCCAATTATGTGTGCGTTATCCCCAAAGATGCCGATGTTTGTATTCCGTTCCTGTTGTGAAGTGACGTGTGGTTCTCCCACGTATCCTGCAATAATTTCCATTTATTTCTGTGCCTCCACTTTGCTGATACGCTTCATCGATAAAAGCGATGGACTTTGTTCAACTGTGACCTGCTCGGACAGTTTGTATTCCGTGGTTTCCTTGCCGTCGCGGAATTTGTGAACCTTTGTTGTGATAGGGGCTTTCACGGTGTAGCCCGTGGTGTAATCTCTCGATCCTACAATGTCACCGATTGCCACCTCTTTTACAGTGTCAAGGTCGATTGAGAACTTACTGCGGTTTATATCCCGTTGCAGGTTTTCAATTCCCGACTTCATCAGCTCGTCATAAGCCGCGCCCTTGTAGTCATAGATCGCGCAGATTTCATCCTCACCAAATAAAGTCTGACTAGTAGAGATTCGCCCTTGCCTGTCCACGTACAGGTGAATAACGATTCGATCTCTTAACTCCCCGTTGCCTAAGCAGATAAGGTGATTCACACCCATGTAGTCCAGTGTCATTTTGTAATGAGCGTTCATGTCGCTCGAATACTCGATCTCACTGGAATAATCCACTATCGGCGCGGCATCAACTACCACTTTGGCAAGGTCTTGGTCATAGGTGAGCCGCATCCTATAGCCCGCCGATGCAAGCATTTCTTTCAGCCCGTCATACAGTGTGCAGTATCTTTTGTGCTGATACGTTACGGTGACTTCCGTTGACACGTTTGAGCCTACCATCAAATTCGGGAACGCCGCCGAAACGCGCGCCCCGATGAGGGCGTTTAACTCTCCCGAATCAACCGCATAGTCCTGTCCGCTTGGCGGAGATATGATTTTATAATGCATAAGCCCCCGCCAAGTATAACCGCCCGCCGCCACTGTTCCGTATTTGCTGACCACTTCGGTCTTTTTGTAAAGCCCGCCGAACTCTGTCTGAGGAATGAAGAGCCTACCACCGTCAGGGATTGACTTCCATTCATCCTTTAGGAACGTGACCAAAAACGTGCTTTTCTTGTCGTCGCCCGTTTCAAAATCATATTCCG